GGCATCTACGACGAAGTAAAACTCGGCGACCTCCAAGTCAAATACAAGTCCAGCTCTACCACCTCGGGCGTCATCAACAACGTCTTCGACGTCTACCCCTGGCTGCAGTCCTACCTCGGCCCTTACTGCCTTGCTGGAGCAGCCAACCACGCTGTCCGCCTACTGAGAGGTTGACATGAGCCTCGTCGATACAACTTTTGCCGCCATCCCCGCCACACTCCTAGCGGACTGGGGCCAAAACGTAACGTATATCAAAGCGGCCGAAACTGAGGTCTATAACCCCACCACCGGCCAGGTTTACGGCGCCGAGACCTCCCTCACTGTCCGCGCCTTCATCACCCAAGTCAACCCCGAAGAATTCGACAGCACCTACCAAACAACTGACCTCCAGCTCATCATCGGCAACGCCGAGCTTGGAGCATACGTGCCTAGCATCCGCGACCGCATCGAATACACCGAAAACGGCAACACAAAAACCGCCCGCATCATTAACACCAAAACAGTCCGCGGCGACGCCCCCATCTACCACACCCTCATCGCGAGGCCCCAGTAATGGCCCGCAACGGCATCTGGAACTTAGTCAAAGAACTAGACAGAGTTGCTGCGACAACTGTGTATAACGGTCCAAAAGCTGCTGCAGAACGCATTGTCCGAGACCTACAAGATCGAGGTCCGGCATGGAGCGGCAGTTTCTCTAACTCGTGGCAAATTCAAACACCTACAACAACGGTACGGGGCTCTGGATCTGCAGGCCAACCGCAGCCTATCTACACACCTTCGATAACAGGAAAACAAGTAGTCACATCATTTTTGACTAAAAATAAAGTCGTATTCACAATCAGTAATTACGCTCCATACGCGGACATCGCAACGGACATGGAGCCCGGCGTATTCATCAATCCTGGGACAACACCTCTGAAGCCTGTCACACGCGGCAAACGGCAGCAGGGGCTTCGTGGTCTACTCAAGGGCTCTGGCGGGAACAGCCGCACCGCACCATTTGACTGGTTCAGCCTGTATTTAAAAGGCGGCGCTATCGATAAGACTATTGAGATCGCCATGCGGACTACCCGATGAACTACCAAGCCATCCGCGCTGTGCTGGAGTCTCCGCTCCTGACGGCCTACAACAACCTCGTTCCGGCGGTCCCGGTCTACTTCGACAACGTGATGAACGATGGCGCCGACAGCGCCGAAGAGTACGTCCACGTCAACATCCAATTCGGTCTCACCACGGAAGCCGGCCTGACGTCCAACCACAACTATGTGCGTGGCGTAGTGGTCATCCGTGCCTACACACCAAAAGGTCGCGGCCCCGCCCGCAACCAAGAACTCGTCGATATTGCCTTTAACACTCTCCAAACAATCAACAACACCCCCAAACCCTCCAGCGGCATCTATCTCCGCACTGGATCAATCGACGGCCCCACCTTTAGCCCCAACTTCTCTGGAACTGTCCCAGATCAACAATCTCGCCGTGCATTTACGCCGTTCTTTATCTCTCGCATTGAAGCCGGATTCCAAGCAACCGTGATCGCTTAATACTCCGAGATGACTGGAGCTAACCTGTATTAAGCCGGGCAGTGCCCGCGTCCACGTCCCCATAGGTACTACCAATGGCCACCGTTCTCTCGGGCACCTCCGGCGCCCTGTACTACAGCCCTGCGGGCACCAAGTCCACCTTCACCGAGGCTGCCGTCAACGACACCACCGACATCATCACTGTCGGCACCTACCTGAACTTCAAGATCGGCGATCCCGTCAAGTTCCAAGTCCTCAACAGCGAGACGGGCGGCGCCGGTACCGGCACCCTGCCTGCGGGCCTCTCCGCGGGTACTACCTATTACGTCATCAGCTACACCGCTGCCACTGGCGCCCTGCAGGTGTCTGCCACGGCTGGCGGTTCGACCGTTGCCATCACCGACAACGGCACGGCTGTTGCCCCCAACGTCTTCGAGGTATACTACGGCGCCCCGGCCCTGATCGGCTCCGTCCGCGAGTGGAGCTTCGAAATCACTCGCAGCGAGATCGACGTCACCACCATCGGCCAGGAAAGCAACCAGTACACCCCCTTCCGCACCTACATCACCGGCTTCGCTGACGGCTCTGGTTCCGCCACCGTCTACACCACCGATGAGGATGCCAGCCTCTCCAACCGCATGATCCAAGACGTGATCCAGCGGTACCAGACTGGCGCCACGGTGAAGCTGTACGGCGGCACCGTCAACGAAACCCTGAGCCGCTCGATCACCGTCCCCGTGATCCTGACCTCGGCCAGCCTGACGGTGAACCCGGACGACGGCCAGAGCGTGGAAATCGCTTTCCGCCCCACCGAAGCCCCCACCTTCGATCTGTCCAAGTCCTGATAGTCTGCTCGGGCAGTCGATTCAGCACCCAGCCCCTCACCGGGCTGGGTTTTTTATTTTCTATTGCGCTACACTAGGCCAGTCTTAAGTGCAAGATTATGGCTGCCGCCCCACGCGCCATCGACCGTCTCCGCAAGGCTGCCAACCTGGAGCCCAGCAAAAAGACCGTCGAACTGAGCGACGGCTCCACCTTCGAGATGTGGGTCTCGCCTCTCACAATGGCCGAGCGCGAACGCGCCCAGAAACAGGCCAAGTCTGACGACGCCACCGCCTTCGCCCTCCAACTCCTCATCCAGAAAGCCTGCGACGACACTGGAGCCAAACTGTTCAGCCCCGGCGAAATCGATGTCCTCAAGAACGAAGTCAAGGACAAAGACCTCCAGACACTGATGCTGGCGATCCTGACCGACGACACGGAAGAGATCGACACCAAAAGCGCTTGAAGACGAGCTTAAAAAAGACTCGTACATCCAGACCCAGTTCTACGTCGCCGAAAAACTCGGCCTAACACTATCCGAGCTACGCCAGCGCATGACCGACCAAGAACTGGTCGGCTGGAGCATCTACTTCAAAATCTGCCGCGACGCAGAACAAGCCGCCTACGAAAAGGCCAAACGCCGCCGCTAACCCGGCGGCTTTTTCACGGGATAGACTGAAGTACCAGACTACCGGCCCACGCAGTGTCCTACAAAGCCACTATTGAGATCGGTGTTGTAGGCGTAGCCCAAATTGGTCTGCTACAAAAATCTCTTAATCAAGTAGCTACAACGGTAGACCTACTAAACACTAAACAAGTTAAAGCCGGTTTTAACGTCCAAAATTTAAACACCTACAACACCTTACTCGCAAAAGCTGTAAATAACATAAACGCTGCAGCATTAGGCAGTGAAGAAGAATTAACGGCTGTACGACAACTTGTACAAGCTAAAAACAATCAAATTGCCGCGCAAACACGTCTAAATGCGTTAATCGAAAAAGAAGAAATTTTACAAAGAAAAATTGTAGCTACAGCAGACGCCGGCTTTGGTCCGCAAGGACCAGCGTTGCCTCCGTCACGTAAACCCGGCGCCCCCGGTAAAAAGGGCGGAATAGATGCCACGGGCATTATCAGCAGCACCGTTATTGGCGGCGGCTTTCCGCTGCTGTTCGGCCAGGGCGCTGGCGCCGCAACCGGCGGTGCGATCGGCGGTCTTGTTGGCGCCGGACTCGGAGCTTTTGGGGGCCCCGGAGGCGTCCAAGCCGGCGGCTTCGCTGGATCAATCGTTGGCACAGCTGTAGGCGCCGCTGCCGACGCAGACCAGCAAATCCAGAAACTCGCCGCCAGCCTCGATCTCGCTGGAGCAGCCGCCGAAAGCTTCGGAGAATCTTTCCGCCAATCCGGCGTCGATCTACAGACATTTACCCAGTCAGTAAATCAAATCCGCGATATTGCTATTCCATTCGAGCAACAGGCCACCGCCATCAAACTGGCTGCGGCCGTTTCAGCCAACTACAAAGGCAGTATCACAGCCGTATCCACCGCCCTCCAAGAAGTTGGAAAAACAGGCACAGTCAGCGTCAGCACTCTCACCGAACTCACAAAGGCCGGCGTACCAATCGTCGACGCACTAGCAAAGAGTTTCGGTGTTAGCAAAGATGCAGTCATCCAAATGGCTGCTGAAGGCAGAGTATCTGTAGACCAACTCCTGGCACAACTTACTCAACTAGGCAATCAAGAAAAAACGTTAACAGGACTAGATAAAATTTCAGCAGCATTTTCTTCTCTAACCGCAGTAGCCAACAAAGCATTCGGGCCGATTCTAGACGTACTAGGAAACGTGCTAATTGATATACTAGATACAGTAGCTGCAGGCTGGGAATACATAGCACAGAAAGCTATACCTGAATTTTTAAGTGCTATTGAGCCGATAAGCGCTGCTGTAGCTGGCGCCTTCCCTCCAGACTTGTTTAAAAAGATTTTGGACCTGCTTCTAGGTATAGGGCTTCAAATTATTACCTCCATGATCCAGCCGATAAAGGCGCTCGCGCCTATTGTTGCGGCTGTTATTACTAAATTTAAGGAGCTTTCAAACAATCCTGTATTTAAATTTATCGCAGAGCAGGTAGCAAGGCTTGTAGGTTTCTTGGGCCTCGGTAACAGCGAAGTAGATCAATTCCGCGCCAAGCAAGAAGCGGCTAAAGCTGCTTCCGCAGCAGTCACAGAAGAGGAACGTAAAAAACTAGCGATTGCCCTGCAGCTGCAGGCAGAACTAAATAAGCGCGTAGCCACTATGCAATCTATGCAGCAAATCGAAGCTGCGCGTGCAGCAGCAAATACCGCAAGTTTGAATGCAAGTCTACAAGTTGCATCCGCAGAACAGCAGGCAGCGGGTTCGCTGCAAGCACAATTAAGCTCAATAAATCAAATCGCTTCCCTTAAAACAGCTATTGCTGATAGTCAGTACAAAGCCACAAAGTTACAAGTACAAGCAGAAGTTGAAGCCGCTGAAGCTGCTTTACAGCAAGCCATACAAGATAAAAAAGGTGTAGAAGAAGCGCAACGTAAGTTAGAAACAACAAGGGCTGTCGCAACAGAAACATTGCGTGGAGCAGCCGCCACCGCAAGTGCTGCAGCTTACGCAGCCGAACTGGAACGGCGTATGGCAACGCTGGCAGCCTACACACAAGAATACGCTCGTCAAACCGAAATGGCGAAGCGCTATCTCGATTTGCAACTTAATACTGTAAATAACATGGAAAAAGTAACAACTTCAGTGGCCGGAGCTTATATCCAAATAAACAACTCCGTTATCTCTACCCTGCAAGCACAACTTCAGACAAATATAACTGCAGAAAAGCGTCTTGAGATCCTCGGCCGTATCCGAGCTTTAGAGATTGCCAATGCTGCATATGCTCTACAAGCAGCCCGAGCCCAAATCACAGCAGAAGTCCAGCGAGCAGTTTTAGCCGCGCGAGCTGCGGATCTTGAAGTACAAAAAAGCTACCAAATTTTAAAGCAGGCCGAAGCTTTGGGCCTTGTAACTAAAGCGCACTACGACGCTTTACAAGCGGCAAAATGGGGATTAAAGATGGCCAACGACAACATAGACGCAGCTAAGGCTATCGCTGACGCACAATGGCAAGCTGCCGATGCAGTGTACAACGCTGCCGTTGATGCTGCAAAGATGAAATACGAAACCGAAAAAGCAGCAGTAGCCGCCGGAAAATACTCCAATGCCGTAAACAGCGCATCCGGCGGTAGCGGCAGAAGCGGCGGTGGTACCAGCAGCGGCGCGGCAAATGGAATAAAACGCGCCGAAGGAGGTATAAAAGCTGTACTTAAAGATCCATCATTGCCTTCTTTACAAGCTATAGCTGATATGAATGCCGCAAACAAACAGGCCCAAGCATCGGTACTTTCCTCGCAAAAACCTTACGATCCGTTTAGCTCTATGTCAGAGTACGGCTCTGCTCAGCCTGGTAATAACGATACAAACATCAACATCACCACCGGCCCAGTGGTGGAGTTTGACGGCACCAAGTATGTTACCCTTGCCGACCTCGAAGCCGCCATGCGTACTACAGTAAACGGAGTCGTCAGCACACTTCGTACACCAGCAGCCCGTAGCGCCCTCGGTATGAGCTGATGCGTGCCCAATCCCAGTACCTCCGCATCTACGACACCGGCGGCACAACCTATAACCGCTGGCAGTCCTACTACGCCAACGACAGCGTGACCTGGGACGGTGCCAAGTGGCTATACGTCCCGTTTATTGCTGACGGCATCACAGCGGGCATCACCGGCGACGAATCCAACGTCACCGTGACGACCGCCGCCACGAGCATGGTGCTGACCGCCTTCGAGACCGCAATGCGTGAAGGCTTCCTGGTGGATCTCAGCATTTACCAGTTCGACGTGCTGGAAGGAAACAACACGCCCCAAGCCGGCCAAGAACTGGTCGCCGCTTACACCGGCCAAGTCGTCGGTGGACGCAGTACCCTTACCGCCCTTACCCTACAACTAGGGTCTGCACTATCACCTGTTGGGGCGCAAGTCCCGCCCCGCAAGTTCACCACAGCCATCATGGGTCAGGGCATACGTTCATGAGCTGGATCTCCGCTACCGATCCCCTGGTACTGCTCGGCATCCAAGCCGGCCAAATCAACACACCTACCTCCAAAGATTCTGTCCGCGTTTACAGCACCAACGAACTCGAAAACAACCAACGATTTATTGAGCTTGGCGAAGCAGTACCTATCGTTTTCGCCCGTTTCCGTAACAGCGCGGGCGGAATCTTAATTAGTCCCGGAGCAAGTGAAGCACAATTTGTTAATTTTTCAGACAACGAAGTAAGATCAAGTTACATTTTGCCTATTAGCGAAGGAGTTATAGAAGACATACCCGTAAAGGACGTATTTCAAGGTTCGTGTCGTACAGGCTTTCACAGCCAGTGGTTCAACGGACGTGCTGGAACGTGGCCTCCAGGGAATTACATAGCGCAGGCATACGACAGGACTGATTTCTTTAACCCTATCCCTTATCCACTCCCGGAGGCCCCCTATTTTTGCGGAACTGTAGGACTGTACCCAAATATAACTACCGTAAGTTTTATAAGTCGTTTATTCGAAAATGGTTCTGACAGATATAAACGTCAAGTTAACGTTTATATTCGTGGCGGAATGCACGTCACCCGGCTGTACGACAACGTGTACGGCCCCAGCGACAACTTCGCCGATCTCGTCAAGTGGCTGCTGAGCAACACCGCTCGTATCCCGAGCGCAATGATCGACAACGCCGCGCTAGTTAAAGCCGCCCAGTTTCTTGAGTACAACAGCTTTACCTGCAACTGCGAGCTAAAAAACAGCACTAACTTTGCAGACTTCGTTTCCAAGTGGGCGCCATATTTCCTCCTCGGCGAAAGCAACAATGGAGGTAAGAAAGGTCTACGCCCGCTGCTGCCCACTACCCCTGCTGGAGCAATCGACACAAGCCCAATAACCCCTGTCTACACATTTACAGAAGACACAATTCTTCCCAACACCCTTGAAATCGATTACACGTCTCTCTCTGACCGGCTGCCGTTTGTAGCTCAAATGCTCTGGCGCCAGCAGCTGGAAAGCGAGATCGGCATCAAACGCACAATCGAAGTCCAGTACACCGGCACTCCAGCAGAAGGCCCCTACGAGTTGCACGATCTCAGCGAGTTTTGCACAAACGAAAACCACGCCGTAAAAGTTGGCGCGTACATTATTGCGCGTCGCACATACCCGACGCACGTAATTCGTTTTGCTGCCCGCCCGCAGGCACACAACACAACAGTCACAGTAGGTGACATTATTTACGTGTACCTGCAGAGACAGGCAACAAATTACGTTGCATCTGCTCACGCATACATGTATCAAGTGGAGCGCATCGGCAAAACACTAGCCGGTGATGTCACCTATGAAGCCGTACATTTTCCCGTTGACGATCAAAACCGCAGCCTGATCGCTCTTGACGTGGCCGCCGCCACTGGAACTGGGTTGCTGTTTCCTTCAGTCCGCACTGGTGTGGAATGCGACGAAAACGCAAGCAACAACAACACCATTCCCCCGAAAACCTCTATCAGCCCCGGTGACGTGAACGACCCTGCGATTGGTGGTACCGACTCCGCCACTGCGGCCAGCATCAAAGTTATATCCAATGGCGATACCGGCGCGGGCGGTGGCGGTGGCGGCCAACCGGGGCCAAGCAACCCCGATGACGGTAAGGATTCCGATTTCCAGCCATATAACGGTCTCGACCCCAACGGAAAGGGCTTGGTTGGTATGCCTATATCCTTATACTATCCCGAAGGATGCTCCGTGCAGTGGGTGTCGAACGGTGAGCCAATTTCAGGCGCAACTGGCCTTAGCTATACACCAACAGGCACAGACCTTGGGCCGCAAACTCTATGGGCGCAAATAGATTGTGGCAATGGGCAGATAACACTGCCACCTCTAGACGTCTATCAAGTTATGCCTGAATACGATGAGAATATCACGGCAACAGTTACCGTAAAGTTTACGCATATCGAGAGAGGTTTTGTATGTAATACAGGGGTACCTTCTTTTGTGCTTATATCAACCCCGACTACCAAGATGTATGAAAATATGACTTTCAGGAAGGTTGCTGTTCACACGCTCAACACTGGCGTAACCCCGGCGACTAAGTTGGCGCCAACTATGAAGTATCAAGTAGCGTGCAACGACCTGACATCAACATTCAGGCGAAACGGCGCCACTATATTTACCAACGGTGGCGTTGAAACAGTAGATAGTTGGGTGTCAGCGGCTGGCAACATTCTTTCTAACGACGTGAAGACTTTGTACCACAGCTCAGAGATACTAAGCATCGCAGTAAATGGCCAGAACATTCTTGATCTAGGACTGCTTACCGCAGTGGCGAATGGTGCTAGCTACTGGACAACAAACGGAGAGGTTGGCGTACTGTAATGACCACTTTTCCCACCATTACACCAAGCGGACGCACCTTCACCCCTGGTGAATACCCGCACACGCCGTTCACCACCATCAGTGGCTGGCAGACCCGAGTGCGGCATAGCAATGTGATGCTCGCCAGCCAAGTACGGTTGACTTTTACAGAGATCACAGAAGCCTCGATGCTGAGCATTCTGTCCCATTACCAAGGGCAGCTCGGTACTTTCGACAGCTTTGATCTGCCCTCTACGGTCTGGGCCGGAGCGACACCAAGCCACTACCAGCTCACCAACTATCTCTGGCGCTACATAGATCCTCCAACAGTCGCAGACTCCTATTACAACCGCTACAACGTCGAATTAACACTTGAAACCGTACCGCCTGATGGCGCCATCGTCGATGGCATGTATCGCATTGTGGTTATAAATCTCACCGAAGGCGAGGCGCTAACCAGCAGCGGCCTGAGTAAGACAGTCACCGTCAGCTTTAGTGCTGTCGGCTTCCGAGTTCCCGGAGTCGATGCCACAATCAGCGCGTCCTTTAGCGCTGGCACCGCCGCCGCATCCAACGGCATCACAGCAGCAATCGCAGCCACTCTTGCTGCGGGCACCGTTGCCATAGCCAACGGCATCGATGCCACAGTCGCGGTTAATTTTGCCCCTGGCGATGGCACCGTACCGAATCCCGGCGCCGATCTTTCTATCACAGTATCGTTTACACCGGGTACGGCATCAGAAGCGGTCGATTCCGATTACTGGTCCGATATGTCTGTCCAGTTGTATGGTTGGGAATCCCTGGCCTACATAGAATGGTGGGGGAATTGACGACACATGGCCGCTCCTAACCTTAAAACCCCGACCACGATCACGGGCAAGACGGCGGTCTATGCCTGCACGGCGTCGTTGGCCTCGGCGCTTTCCAACGGGGCGTCTAGCGGCAAGGTTTTTAAGATCAACGGCATCAGGGCTGCCAATGTCGCGACAGCCGCCGGCACTATTGAAGTCACCGTCTTTCGATCCAGTACGCATTACGAGCTGATCAAGACAGCGCAAGTACCCGTCAACAGCGCCTTTGTTGTGCTGAACCGAGAGGAATACTTGTATCTAGAAGAGGGCGACGCGATCTATGCCAAGGCCAATGCCACCAGCACGATTGACCTGATCCTTACCTACGAGGAGATTGCCTGACCATGACTGTCGTACCACAGACATACACGGCAACTGCAACTTGGACAGCGGTCCAGCTAGCGGATACATTTAAGACGGCATTTATCGATGCCGACCTGATGACGGACTGGTTCGATAGCTTCTTAAGTGGCACGGTCGAAAACCGCATTCTCCGCGTTATTAACAATGGCAGCAAGACCTATGGCACGGTCTACTACTGGTTTATGTTCACTACCACAGGGGCATTTGTAGCTACTACAAATACCTGGAATGCAACAACACATGTGCCAACAGGCACGCAATACATTGATTATTTCTCAACAACTACTAACGCAACAACTAACCACGCAACCCTGTTGGCACTGACTAACACTACAACTTGCACGGTGACCCGTTACACCAGCGGCGTCAATAGCGCGGTGTCGCTTTTTCTTGTTCGCAACGGTGCTTCAGATACATGTTTCATGCTGTCGCATCCGAGCTTTAACGCATCATCATTCGTCGATCAAGATAAAGTTCAATTTAACACTCTAATAACATTTGGAGGAAGCACTGGTGGGCAGTACGCGATTCTATCTACAAGGCAGGCGTATAGTACAAGAGCCAGTTACCTTGGTGCTATGCGCCTCAGGGGTAGCACCACGGTAAGTAACTATACGCAACTGCTTAATTTGTTTCAATATGTCGGATTTGGCAATCTCAACAATAATAGTGGCAACTGGACTACAACAGGCATTTACCTTCCTGTTGCAGCGAGTAATACAAATACTGCACTAGGCGCAGACCACACTCCAATGTACACGGCGCCACCGATTAGCCCGTATATGTCCGCATTGCCAAGCGATTTTGGAATAACATCTTATTACGCAAGCTCAACTATGGTGGCACAAGATACATTTGTCGTAAGTTCGGGCACAGAAGAATGGGAGATTTTGGCATACGCGATAAACTCGGCTACGAGTTCCGCAAGAGTATTATTCTGCGCCAGGACCGTTTGACATGGCCAGCTTTAACCAGTCCCCATTAGGGCAGACATCACTGGCACTGCAAGCGTTTTCGCTGACGCTCGGTACAGATGTTGCCGCCGCATCTGTAATCCCTGCCGCAGACAAGCGCACGGCTTACTACGTCAAGCCAGATTGGCGGCGTAAGCCGAGCCTGTTGCGCTAGGCCCTTTTAGACTTCCTGTAACGCATCACCACCATGGCCAGCCTCATCTACAACTCCGCGATCGATGACATGGCTCGCGGTGCCATCGACTTTGATACCGATACCTTCAAAGTGCTACTGGTCACCAGCAGCTACACAGCCAACAAAGACACGCACGACAAACGCGACGACATTACCAACGAAGTCTCTGGCACTGGCTACACAGCTGGCGGCGTGACCAGCGCTTGCACCGTCACCAAAGACACGGCTAACGACAAGGTGACACTCAGCCTGGCTGCTGTCAGCTGGCCCACCTCCACGATCACCGCACGCGGCGCTGTCTACTACAAGTCCCGCGGCGGTGCCAGCAACGCCGATGAGCTGGTGGCCTACGTCGATTTCGGCGGCGACGTGACC